TTACTTAGTTTGCATGGCGGGTTCATCAAATCCGGGGATATTGTTGGCCGCGTCGATTGCTCGCTGGCGCAGCTGCACAGCAGCAGGATCAAACTGGCACTTAGTATGATTCGGGTCGTTGACATATTTCACCACATCACGATAAACAGTACGGTAAATCACTTTGGCTTCAGCATTCGCTGTCGCCGCCTTCTGTTCGCCAGCCGCTACTTCCTTTTCCTGCTTCTTTTCCCGCGTCTTTGCCTGGCTATTAACGTGCTCTGAATGCGCGTACCAACCTTTCAGATATCCCGCGTAGAAAATGCCGGCGGCCAGCGCCAGCGATACCCCCGCAAAAAGCAATTTCGCTTTGCCATTCATTCGTAAAGCCCCCAGCACGTCAGCGCACTTTCCTGATCGCGTCGGTCAACCTGCCCGTAACAGCCGTTGGCCTGCCCTTTCGTTAACCGGCAATCTCTGCCCCCGTCGAATATCCAGCGCCGGATCTCCGCGCATGCCCCTTTACGGTCGCCGGCATTTAGCTTGCGATAAAACGTCGAAGGGAAACACTTACCTGGCCCGATGTTGTAGGGGCAAAAGCTGGCAATGCCAACTTTCTGCGGCTCAGTTAGCGGAACGTGAACATTCTTTTGTACCCATGCCAGCGCCTTATCGCGTTCGATCGCGTTGTAATGGTCACACTGGCGCTGCGTTAACTTCATCCCCTTCACTACCGGGCGGCCATCGATGCGCGTTACTCCCCGGCAAATTGACCAGACACCACCGGGGTCGATAACCGCCGTAAGGGTATTCCCTTCCCGTTCGCCAATAAACTGATCGAACAGTACCGGCGCTGACGCACCGGCGGCCAGAAGCGCCAGCATAGCGGCGCTGAATTTAGCTTTGTTGCTCATATTCTCGCGCCTTCCGCCGGTCGTCTTTAATTTTGAAATACAGATTGGTGAGGTAGGTAAGCAATCCAAATACAATACTGGCCAGAACGCCGATTGCGGCCCATTGGCTGGGACTTACCTTATCGAGAAGTTGAAGCAGCCAGTAGCTGCCGCTTAGAGTGGATGTGATATACGACGTTCCCGCCGCTACATCCGGCAAATTCTTCATTCGCATGCCTTACCCCCATGGGGATCACTGTGTGTAGTGATGCGAGGGTAAGGCGGTAATCAGGTCGGAATCCTGACTATTAATACAAACGGGTCAAATGGTTTTTAACTTGCTTATTTCATCACCCTTTTCTATGGTCGTACCGATGGTTGGAGCCTTGATAATAACATTTTCGCAAAATGCGACTCTCATTTTTAGTTTATTTACATCAACTTGGCTATTACATTCAATATAAATATTTTGAGATATTAACGGAATATACTCCCGCTTTCCACGTCCATTTTTACCAGCAGCGTCGCCAATGTAAAATAACTTACTTTTCTCACCTGATGCATAAAAATCAAGAATCTTAACACCATCCACACCTAAAACGTTTATATTGTTTTCATAAGTTCTTGAATAAATCCTTAAAGCTGACGACCCCGGCTTACAATAAACTTTGCCAGAAATTATTTTTGTGCCTGTAGCTCTGCTATATCTGCCATTTAAATTTATATTATCTGATGCAACTACAAATGCTTGCACATCAACATCAATAGCTTTGCAATTTATAAAAGAAACATTTTTATGCTTCGTTACAAAACCATTTGGCCCGTGATAGTGAACACAATCCTTAGCGGTAATATTCCCTATAGCATTGTTGTTTTGTGGGTTTGAATCGTTAGCTTCCCACAATTGCCCATGGTTATTTGCTCTGGTAGTTACCCGTTCTATTAGAATATTTCCAGTCCTTGGAGTCATACCACAAAGAGCATTCCCTTTTGAATCAAAGCTGTCTATGGTTAAGTCTTTCACTGTTACATTTGTCGAATTACTACAGTTAACCCCGCCTACAAGCAAAGTTCCTTCTTCACCCCAACCTTTTCCCTCCGAGTATGTCAACTGCCCACCACCGCTTAAAATGCAATTAGACGGTGGCTTTAACTCACCAACACGGTATGTTCCTTTGTTAAAAAGTATGACCCCACCAGCAGATACGATAGCACGAATGCGTTGGGGGGACATGCCAATGTCTACCTTTGACACTCGCCTGTTCTCAGATGAAAGGACTGAAAACGAGGAAAGAACAAGGGCACAACTCATTGATATTAAGAATTTTCTTCTATTTAACATGGTAAGAGACTGTGTGGAAATATTATTGATTATTTGACATTAATCACAAAAAAAGGCAGTTGCCAATAAGAATCATCCAACTTACACTTGCTTACACTACTAGCAAAACGTGAAACAAGAAAATGAAAACTGATAAAACTCGTAGGAAATTTGAAAGCATTCAATTTTTACGGTTCATCGCTGCATTCCTTGTTCTTATTACCCATTCAACATTTTACGTCCACGAGAGATACGACCAAAGCGTGAGGGTGATTAAAGAAGGCTCTATTGGAGTGGATATTTTCTTTGTAATTAGTGGATTCGTTATACTCCTTTCATCCATAAAAAGAGATGGAGCTTTTGAAGATGGGCTATCTTTTACTATCAAAAGAATAATAAGAATAGTTCCTATGTATTGGATTGCAACTACAGTGAAAGTTATAGCTTTGGTTGCAGTTCCCGCAGCTGTTCTACATGCCACCTTGGACCCAGAAAGAATTATAATGTCATATTTCTTTCTTCCATCTGTAACACCTGATGGGCGTTGGGAACCTATACTTGGGGTCGGCTGGACTCTTGTTTTTGAAATGTTCTTTTATTTACTTTTTGCATTAGCATTATTTACCAGAAAAAACCCTGTTTATCTTTCATCGTTTATAATATTGTCATTTGCAGCTATATCCACTATGAGAACACCAGAATGGACCGTGCAAACGATGTATTTCGATAAAATACTTCTTTACTTTGTAATTGGAATGCTTTGCTATATTTTAATTACTAAGGTTAATCACAAAACAATGAGAATAATAACATACTCGTTATTATCTGTGAGTGCTATATTCTTAGTGCGTAAACTAACATATCACGAACCGATCATAACTAGGCTCAGCTTTGAAACGTTTGTTTTTGTCACGACGTTTTTCCTTGGGGTCATTCAATGTGAGCCACTGTTTCGCGGTTGGTTCGCGAAAGTAACGGGTCTCTTCGGTGATGCCTCTTACTCTACATACTTGTTCCACCCACTAATTGCGCCAGTAGTCCCTGCTATATTTAGTAAGCTGTCAAATCACGGTATACACTTCCATCCTATATTCGTAATAGTGGTTACGATCATCGTCGCTTTCGTAACCACTATAATGATCCATCTTATAGTGGAAAAGAGGATCACCAATATATTAAAAAGAGTAATCAATAGGAAAACACCTAGCAATGTAGTTACTGCTCAGGATGCCGTTTTAAAGTAGCGACATTATCTGTTGAGGCGAAGATCATTCTTATTTCTTCGCCACCTTCCCCCATTGCATCCACACTAACTTTCTTTGATTCAATAAAATAATGTGCACTATCACTCCCAAATTGATAATCTCGTTCGTTTTGAGAAAAGTCTTCGATAGTGATTGATACAACATTACACACTTCGTTTCCACCAAGAATGATTTTTTCGCCTTCGATGATTTCAGACGCTTTAATAATTTCAATATTCATAAAATCTCACTATACCTTCACAAGGAAGCCCAAATCAGGGTCGCGCATGAAACGTAGAATTGTCCCCCTTCCCTGAGTATAATCGGGTATTCCTTTAAATTTACCACCACCGGCCACATCGTTTCTTAGCTTTGTCGCCCCGTTATCACGGATCTGCACTGTTACAACCTGATTTGGGGCGACAGATGGAATGTCTGTAACCGAAGTATCAGCGGAGTTATTAAACTGAATTAATATATTGTTTAAAGATGGTATATTCACTGGAGTTGAAGAATTAAGCGCGGCAATATAAGGGTAATAACCTGAATCACCTGTTTTTCTCCAACTATATCCAGCATCAGTCTCTAGAACTATTTCTATATCATGAGTACCGACATTATTGTCAATTATCCACGAACGGCCAAGCGTTGCTCCACGTCCCACATTTCCCCTAACCCTTACAGAGTTACTATCTTTCGAATGTAAGAAGTAGTTACGGTTAGGACTCATATCATTTACATCCAGATTAACCTGATAACAGCCATCGAGTTCAATACTATTATAAGTCCCGTTTGGCAATGCGCCACTTCCTAGGTTCTGCGTATTGACTCTACGAATGTTCAACCTACCATTTACTCGACGACAGCTAGTAAGAGAGACTGCTCCCATTGAAGGATCCGTAATATCCGCATCAATAAATAAACCCTCTACGTTCGTTGCCTTTATCCCAAATGCCCCGATGTTATTAGGAGCAGGATTACCTGATGTAGTATCCGCCAATCTACCCGCATGGATAGAACAAATTCCTATAAGATGAATGATACTAGATCCCCCTTTCCCGGCCCGCTCTGGGATAACAACGGTTTCAGCAGATAACCCCTTTGAGGTTGCATCTGATATACTGGCTTTAGCATCGAATGGCTTAATGTCAACAAGCGTGATTTGTGTACCGCTTACACTAACCTGAAAACTAGGAAATCCATCCAACCCGCGCAATTGTAGTCCATCAACATCATGAATACGTACACCGTATTTTGTTGAGCCAGTTGTCTTTATATCGTTAACAACAACATCCCCATATACATAGTTATTTGCTGACACACATCCTGGCATATCTATGATGCGATTACAGTTACTACCGTCAAGTCGAGAAAGTCGTGGTCGCTGGGTTGTTTGCCATACAGTTTCATCCGCTCCCGGACCGGCATAGATAATAGCATCAAGGAAATTTCCGACGATATCATCACAACTAAAATTAAACGTCCCTGTAATGTCGATTCCTTTGCGAGGTGAAGTGGTTCCACGCCCTTGAATAATACGCCCATCGGCAAGCACTATAGAGTCAGCGGTTGCGTCGCCATCAACAATTAAGAAATTATTTATTGCCGCGTTAATTACGCCTTGTTTTTCAGTGGATATCGGTTCAAAAGCCGCAGTGCCACTAAACCCCGGGAGTAATCTTAACGTCGAGCGTCTGGCACGGGTATCACCCTGCAATGTTAGAGAACTCCAGTATTTTATTGGTCTGGAAATACCAACACTTGAGCCGAATACAAATATTGCATTAGGATTCGCTAAGGTCAGCACTTCAATAATATCTGACCAATCGTCATATGAGTTTTTACCTAAGAAAAAATTCTCAATATGAATAGTGTTTAAAGATAAGGATTTATTAATAGCATCCTGTACCGTCATTCCTTGCAAAGTTCCGGAAGCCCCGGCGCCAGTGGGTTTTGCAAGTTCTATCATCACATCGGTTGCCGACCCCGACTCTGGCAAAACCGATATTGGATCCCCGTATTCATTGAAAGCCAGTAACTTATTTTTACGAACAGGTATACCGGGTATTGGGGGTATGCTGCCTTCAGGCACTCGCAACGTGCGAATTAAATTTGTTTTACTATTATCGATAACAAATTTTTTCGTAGCTGCATCCTGATCATTAACTGGATCGCTGAGGTTTTCAATGCGATATCCCTTTGCGTTGAATGGCCCTCCAAGGAATGGGCGTGTTAATGCAAATCCCAGGTCGATAAACGCACGCTGTATTGCCATCCAGATACGGTCGAAATCCTTATTGACCGTATCTGCCAACAGGTCGCCGTTATCCTGGTAATCAGTGAGGCGGTACGTTGGCACCACACGTTCAAGCATGACGACAGCGCCACTTGCCGGTGGCGTCAGAAAGGTAATATCGCCACCGTCTTTATTGCCAACGCCGGATACGGTATAGCCGCTGGTAACAACGGAACCATTGATACTTACCTCTAAGTCACTGGCACTAATGATATAGAATTCGTAAGTAAATACAGTTGTCTGACCGTTGGCCGTATAGATGTTGTAAGGAATTTGGTTAGGTACCGACATAAGGGAAGCTCCGGCGGCTAGTAATCTACGGCGACAGAAAAATCGCCATCATTAGGCTGCCAATGCTCCCTCGCCTGCGCGGTCGGAATCCCGACTAATTTACCGATGCGCACCGGCGTAGCGCCGATAGCACCGGATCCAGAGTCGATATAGTCATCAGGTTGGTTGGTCAGCGCCGGGTTAAAGTCGCGCATCTGGTCGTACATCGGGCCGTCGAGCACGTCGGTATGCGCCCACAGGAACCGCGAGGACAGCGGCGCCTCGAAGGCGTCGAGAATGCGTTTCTGCTTGTTGGTGACGCTGAACTCTTCCCGCACGCCGCAGCCGGTCCCCTTCAGCGCCTGAATAAGCAGCTTGCCGGCGAAACTGCCGGGACCATTCACCTCGACGCAGACCAGCGGGATCTGGTACTTCAGCACCAGCTCTTTAATCTGCATCACCTGCCCACCGGTGATTTTGTCGTTGTCGTCAAACTCTGCCAGCTCGCCGGTTAATCCCTGGCAAACATGCCAGTAAAGATGTCCGCGGGCGTCGGTGAAAATAAGGGAAAACGCCGAAGCATCAGCCTTAACTTTGCCGGTGGCCACATCCCACCAGGCGACAGCGCCGACGATTTGCGTCTGGCCAAGCCACATTGAACAGGAACGATTTGCATAGCGAATTTCAGGCTGAACGTTGTACTCGCGGATACGGTCTGGATCGAGGCGAACCTCACCAACCGGCTTACTATGCAGCTGGTACTGGCTATCCCATTCGTTGACGGTGCGGCACTCTTTACGGCGCAGCAGTAATTCGTCATGATCGAAACGGCCTGGCCACGCGCAGCCGGCATAAAAATCCACGACAGTTTCAGGCGGCGCAGCAAACTCTACGCCGTCTTCCGTCAATCGATAATCAGTACCCTCGATCAACAACCGGGCGGCCTTGTGGATCCCTACGAAAACATATTCAGGGCGGAATGGTATCCGGTATCGTTTTTTGGTTGCCTTCTTCGCTTCGACGCGGTGCTCTTTATCGAATAGCTTTATCGTTAGGCAATCGGCGCCCTCTGCTTCTTTCTCGTCGTAAAGGCTATCGTGGGTATGCGGCGTACCGATAAACAATTTCCGGCCTCCGGGTATCAAAATATGCGTCTGCTCGCTTAGGCGATAGCGTAGTTTTTCGCGAGCCTCCGGAGTCTGGATATTGCCGGGCACCTCCACGTCATCATTCTGGCACTCGTTGGCACGGGCGCCGGTGACGTTCGACAGAATGCCTTTAGCGAACATGCTGGCGTTACGCATATCCAGCGCGCCGTTTACCCACCATTGCTCGATGGTACCGATGCCGTCCGGCAACATGCCTTTCGTCAGAGGGTGATTGCGCAGAACGTTTTGTGTATCGCGGCTGGTCTTTCTGGCGGTTGTATCGGATTCCGACTGATGCAGAATACGGTACTGGCGATCGCAGTAATACCGCCAGGCGTTATAAACGCCCAGGATAGTTGATTTACCAAAGCCACGAAAACAGCGAAGCACCGCGAGGTTTCCGCGATGCTCCAGCCAGTGGCAGGCTTTATAGTGGCAGTCCGGCACATCCCAGTTCATCCGTTCCGCCCAGATGATGAAAAAGGCGACGAATGAAATCATTTTTTCCGCTGTTGTAGGCGTTCGATAACTTCCTGTGCTGCCCGTTCAGCCGCAGATACCTGTTGCCCCAAGCGGAATGCTTCATCGTCCGGATCCTCTCCGCCGGGTTTAGGCGTTCCCCCGCGCGTATGCATGCCAATCAGCGAATGGACTTTTACTAGCAGCGTCAGCGATGCGGCCGCGTTCTTCTTATGCCAGTATCGATCACCGCGTTCCTGTTTGGTGTGCTTTGTGATTTCCTTCCCTGCCCCCGGCCAGTTATCCGGATCGGCTTCTTCCAGCACTACGTCGGTGAGCTTATCGCTAAGAGCGGTCAGGCGGGTTTTGTAATCTGAATGCATAAAAAAGCCCCGTGGTTATCCATGGGGCTATGATGAGGCGGGGTATAGGTCGGAATCCTGACTAATTACGCATACCGGGGTCTACCTGGTTAATCAACGGTGCAATCCAGAACAGATTATTACCGGGTAACAGCGTACGCACGCTATGCAGCACACGATCGCCAGCGTCGCCATTAAGTACACCGGCGGTCACATCGGTTACAGTGTCCAGCAGGCCAAAGGTTGGCCCCAGTGCAGAACCGATAAAACCGCGGCTGGCGTAACGGGACTGCGTACCGGTGCCGAGCAATGGCCCTAGCCCTACCATCCCGCCGGATGCCTTTTCAGCCATGTTGTTATATTCCATCAGTGGGCCAAGGATACCCGAACGGTCGATGCCCTCGAGAACCATCTTCTGCGGGGTAAAATCAACTTCCCTTCCGTTAGCCGCCTGCTTAAGCGCATAGGTCAATGAGCCAAGACCAATCTGGAAAGCGGTACCATAATAGAATTGCGCGGTACCTTCCTGCAGGCCGCCTAGCGTCGCACGGTTATAGGATGCCGTAGCAAAAGACTTAAACTGGAATACGGTTTTCCCTAGCGGGGTACTGGCCCATAGCGGCGTATCACCAACCCCCGGCGTGATAACAGTATTGTTTACATCCTTCAGCACAGCAGATTGCAGCAGGCCAGCGGCGTACTGGTCATCCCATTTTTCGAAATTGCCGATATGCCATCCCTGAATAACTTCGCCGTGCTTCTGAAATTCTCTTTGGATGCGTTCGGCCATCTTCTCATTGATGCCGAGTTTTGCCAGGCGCTTCGCCGGGAACGCGCCGGACAGAATACCGTCGGACGTGATCATGCCATTCACCGATTTGTTCATATCGTCAAAGTGGCCCATCATGGTCAACTTGCCGAACACATCAGTAATACGTTCCATGCCTGCTTCTGCAGCTGTCGTACGCGAAAAACTATCGACCAGATCCCCCATCGTACGCGCCCGGGTATGCAGTATGGTTTCAAGCCCCACGGCCATTTTTTTCTGCTCCGCCCGGCTGGCGAGATAAGCCGGCGAGCGGGTGATCAGCGCGCCATATCCACGCATGGTATTGCTGAAGCCGTTAACCATCATGCCGCGCGCCAGATCCGGGATAGCGGATACCGTCATGCCGCCGAGTTTCGTTACAAAGTTGGCGCTACGCAGGAAAGCGCCGGCGCGGACGAAAAATGATGATGGGTCATCTGGCATACCGTAGGTACCAACGAGGCGATCGCGAAGCGCCAGAATATCGCGCAGGTCAGCTTCGCGCGCCTTCGCCAGCTTTTCCTGCTCTGCCGGGCGTAAACGCATCAGCGCGTCGTATTCGTCCTGGATGGCGGCGAGCTGTGAATCCAGCGACTTGTTGCCAAAGGTGCGGGTTAATTCGATCTCCGCTGAGGCTTCGCGGATATGACGCTGCAGGACGTAGTTAGCGTCACTCTCCAGATAATCTTTCATCAGGCGATCGGGAACACTCAACGTACGTGATTTAGTGCTGCCTGGTGCTTTCACCATGAAGACGTTGGCGAACTCCTGCGGAATTTTAGCCCCGACAATACGGTTAATTGTGGTATCGGCGGCGATTTCGGCATCTTCGCGGGACATGGTTTTCTCACCGCGTGACCACCAGTCAACCAGCATATTGCGGAATTTATCGCGCTCGCTAACGATTTTCCCTACCTTGTACACTCGTGGGAAATAGCTGGTCTGTCCCATCGCTTTCAGTTCGGCATCCGGCGGAAGCAAGCCCAGTTCCTGCTGTGCCGTCTTCACGCGGTTAATGACCGTACGCATTGCCTGCGCCGCTTCCTGCACTTTCGCATTAACGTGCACGTCGCCGTTGCGCAGCGCCTCGCCAATCTGTTCACGGAATGCCGTATAACCCAGATCGCCCCCCTCGGCTTTGTACTGGGTGTATGCCTGCTTATTCGCAGTAACGACGGCCGCCTCTTCGCGACGCCAGCCACGTACGCGCGTCTCAGCTGCAACCGGCGTTTCAATACCGCGCAGATTGCCTTCCAGCGTGAAGTTATTCTCCGCCAGCTCCAACGCCGTCCGGCGCGCTTCTTTTGATGGGGATTCCATCAGGCGGGTGATCGGCGTCAGATAGCTACCGGCTTTTTTAGCCAGCTTGCCGAGTGGGCCGCCAGACACTGGTGTGAGATCTTCCAGTGTAGCTTCGCGAATACGCATAGCACCGACGCTTCCACCGTTTGGTAAAGTATCCGCCAGGGCATCGGCAGCATTGTTAATCGTTGGCGAGGCGTTCATATTATCGAGCGCCTCCGCCACTTCACGGGTGGCCGCATTTCTTACCGAGGGGGTTATCATCGCGCCAGCGGTAGCAAATACACCGCTGAGAATTGCGCCGGCTGTGATGTGGGCGGCGCTCTCCCTTGCTGTTCTGGTGTACTGCTCGTTATTGAGCGCGACCTCGCTAAGCGCGGTACCGGCGGCGCCAATAGCAACCTGAGAACCAATACGCGCGGCCAGGCTTCCCTGCGCACCGGGGATAAACATCGATGCAACTGTGACGGGGTCGATAACCCCGGCTGCTATACTGGCTAAAGTTCCTTCAGCACCTGCTTCAGACAGCACCCGGCGGTCTTCGTTTTCATCGTCTATCTGGTTTTTAATCCATGCAGTCTGCTCCGGTGATTGTGAATCCGCAAAGGCGGATCCCCATTGTTCGTAACCCTTTATTTCGTTTTTATCAGAATAAGGGTTATACCCCTCCGCTGGCTCGAATTGTTTAGCCGGGCGGAACATTCCGGCCAGTAGGTTATTCTGACGAAAAGCGGCATCCCATACGGACGGTTGTTGCTGCTGTGGTTCCGGGTTAGTTCCTTCCGGCAGAGATACATCAAAACCAGTTGGCGCCTGGAGGGCATTATCCATTACGCTCGGCGGAACATCAGATTGCGGATAGATAGGCATTATTCATTGCTCCATGAAAAGTAGTTTTTAACCCGGTTCATACGGTCATCGTGCAAACGTTGATATTGCTCATCGAGCGCACGGTGTTTTTCCTTAAAGCCTCGAATATCTTTCCCGCGTGATATTTCCTCTTCGCCTTGCTGCTCCCGCTCCTGCTGCATTTTTTTATATGGTTCCCAGTCTTCCAATGACGGTTTCCAACGCATGAGGCGACCAAATTTATCGTAATATGGCTGCACGCTCTCGTTACCATCTTTATCTTTCATGCGAACCATAATGGCGTAATCACCGTTACGCGTGGTTAAAACGTCAGGGGTAATTTCCAGTTCACCACCGATTCGGGATTCAGGTGTATTTGATGTAATAACGGGCGCTGAACCTGATGTAATCCCCAGTTGAGTCGGGCTGGTTTCAATTTTTTCTCCACGTTCCCCGTAGGCCAGGCGCTCTTTCTCTTCTTTCCATTGCGCAGCCTGCCAACCAGACGGCCCATAGTTATAGAGCGCTTCAGGCGCGTATTTCATAAACTGGGCGCTGCCGTTCACATCGCTAAGACTCCAGGTACGGGCGATCTGGGTATTGGTCATCTTTTTTGCAACATCAGCATTACCACCTGAGTTGCGATAATTGATGTCATAAAGCGACTGGTAGTCGTTACGGAAATTGACGGCGTTAAGATTCTGGTCATCTGCGGCGGGGCCGCCAAAGCTGTACCACGGTTTCATGCTGCTGACTGCGGAATCCATCGCGCTGGCACGCTCTTTTTTGTACTCCTTCGTGCTCTGCGTAGATGACAATTGCAATTTCAGTGCATCAGTCTGGTTATATGTCACGTTCTGCGCCTGTTTCACCGCTTCGTCTGACGCCATACCGGAATCAGTAAGCTGTTTAACGGTCAGGTAAAAGCTTTGCATATCCTTTGGCATATCGCCCACAGAGGCTGGATCTGTTTCGTACAGAGCGTTAAATAAGGTCGAGCCCTGCTTAACCACGTCGGGGCTACTGGAACGGGCGATCGCATTCAGTTGTGATGTTACTTGGGATGGAATAATGCCCGTCTGGTTAACCTGCTGCACGATGGCGTCGTGAGTGGTGGCGTCGTTAATGCGGAAGTTAAGGGCCGATGGCGTATTATCCGCCGCCTTCTGCATGGATTTGTTGCTCGGGTCGAGTTTCTCGCCGGAGATCAGCGCATCATTAAAACGGGCGGAATCACGCTGCGCCTGAATATTGGCGTTGCTCTTCTGCACCAGCGCACTAAGTTTGCCATACGCATCGAGTTTCAGCGCATAATCCGGGTCGTTTGCCTGCGGCTTCACTTTCTCCAGTTCGGCCTGCTGCTCTGCTGGGGTGACGTACTGGATAGCCTGGAAGGTTCTGGCGGTATCGATCGCGATATCCAGTTGCTTGACCGCTGTCTGACCCTGCTCGCCGTACGCAAACAAAATGGTGGAGGCGTTCGGCATAGCATCCGGCACCTCGCCGTTATACAGCTGCGCCATCGTATTATTGAGAATCGGGTCAATCTGCTGGCGCAGCGCCGTACGCTGCTGGCGGATCTGCGATTCGGCGATATTGTCGATTTTGTTTACCGCTACCGGGTCGAGACCGGTTTTGTTTTTGTTGTAGCGGGAAAGCCAGCCTCGCGTTTCGGCTGGCAACTGCTTAACGAAATCCGCCATTGAGATTTCGCCTTTGCGCGGGTCGCCGACTTTAGCGATCAGCTTATCGACGTTACCCATACCCCAGTTATATGCGGCGCCAGCCAGCGTTTCAGACTGATATTTTTTACTGAGCTGCCCGGCATAATCGCGCGCCAGCTGCGCATGCTGCACAGGGTCGTCCGGGTTGTACTCTACGCCACGTTTAGCCGCCAGTTCTTTCCCGGTGTCCGGCATCAACTGAAATTCACCCTGCGCGCCCGCGGGGGATGTAACAAGGCTACCATTTGTATTGCGGTGTTTACCGCCAGATTCCACCAGGCCAACGGCGCGCATATCAAGTTCGCCGGTGCTGCTGTTGACCAGCGTAAAATCGCCATTAAGCCAGCCGGAGGGATTGGTTACCGCGTAGTTCTGCGCACGCTGCTCCAGCGCTTTTTGATTCGCTTCGGAGACCGCATCGTCGATGCGTTCCTGCGACCAGCCGCGCGCCTGGCCATACATCTCGATCGAGTGTTTACGGGCGCTGCGTATCAGCCCCGCCTGCATCGGGTTATCGTAGGCGCTGGCCTCCTGCTCAACTGAAGAGGTCACCGTCGCGTTAAGCTGCTGGCGCTGGGCTTCCTCAGTCTGTGCTCGTTCGAAACCGCTATAGGTGCTTGTCCGGCGTACCTGCCCCGCTTTCCACTGAGCATCAAAATAGTTTAACTGGCTGGACGGCACGCGCTTGCGCGCTTCCTCGTAATCGCCAGCGTCGGCCTTATCCATATCGGCGACCACACCGGATGATTTAAATCCCTGACGCGTGACCGTGGCGCCCGTTTCCGGGTTTTCCCAGCGGTCATTAGATTTAGCTTCCAGATCGGTCAGAATAGCCTGCGTGGCCGCTACGTCGGCTTTATCCTGTCGGCGCTGTTCCAGATCAGCAGCTTCGCCTAATGCCACACCCGCGCCAGAAATTGCATTGCCAATAGCGCCAACGTTGCTGACTGCCACCCGGTTTTGCTGCGCCTGCGGCGTTACATTGCCGAAACTCCCAGTTGGTATTCTCACTTAAGCCCCCTGCCTTGTTTTCCAGCCGTTATACGCTTTGGCACCACCCGACAATAAAGAGCTGCCGGCATTGATATAGCCGGCGGTTACTGCGTTATTTCCGCTTATGCGGTCAGCCTGCGCCTGCGATTGCAGACGGTTAGACGAATTCACGCCATTGAGGATCGTCTGGTAAGCGTCCTGCTCTGCGTCTTCGGTAATGCCCGAAGTAATGCGCAGCGCGGTACCTTCGCCAGTTTCAACGCCAGACGCCGCCAGCGAAGCGTTGGCCGCTGCGGCCTGTTCACGCCCGGCTTTGCGGATACGGTCTGCTTCCACCCTTGCGGCTTTCTGACTCGCCTCTGCATCGGCTTCCGCCTGGGCGGCCTGATAGTTCGCCATTTTTTTCTGCTGCTGGCCGCTATACGCTGCGCCACCAGCGGCTAACACCGTGGACGCAACCAGGGCAATTTCTACGCCAGTGCACATCGTTAAACCTCCATCGAATAAAGCAGGCCTGTTTGCTGCAGGCCGAGACGTGAATACAACTGGCCGGTGCGTTCTGCGTGCACGCCAGTGGTGATCCCCATGTTGATAACGGCGGCGCCGTGCTCTTTTGACCAGTCGATAAAGGCGCGTGCCAGTCGCGGCCCGGCGCTGCCGCCTCGATGTTCTGGCGCGACAAATAAGCCGTATTCGAAAGCCATCAACTGGCGGGAGAAAAATTGCTCTGCGATACCACCGCCAAGCCAGCCGATCACATGCCCGTCTTTTTCAGCGACCAGCACACAACCAGACGGCGAATAAATCAGGCTTTGCGCCAGTTCTGCGCATTTATCCGCATCAAACGGCGAGTTTTGCGAGTAACGGGACTCGAGATACATCCGGGTTCCCAGCTCGATAAGCGCCGGGATATCCCCGGCTGTGGCGTTACGAATCATCATTAGCCCCCGTTGCTGGTAAATACGATGACAATGGCGAGAAGGTGGAACGGCAGCGGCTGGCGCTGCTGAATAGTCAGCGTGTCTTCTCCGCGATCCCAGCCTAGTTTTCCCCAGTAGTGATCGCCGGTGAACAACGGCGCCGGCTGGTTGAGGATTTTTGGCCCGAACGTGCGGAACGGGATCACCTGGCCGTTGCACTCGGCACCAGTGGTTTCGAGGAAACGCATAGTGACTTCACTGGTGCGCTTACGGGTGTTCTGCGTGGTACCTTCAGACGTAGCGACTTCAGGCGTCAGAGTGGTAATGGTCGTTTCGAAGTGCAGGCCGATTTCGACTTTGTAGGCTTTACGCGATAACGTGATTTGGCCGGATGATACGACCGCCTGCGGCATCACAGAGCCATCAGCGACAATATCGACGGTCTCGCCTTCGAGGTGCGACAGGCCGCCCCATGTCGTTGCGCCAGCGTCGCTGGAGCCCGTCACGGCTGCATCGGTGTACAGGGCGTTACTGAACATTTCGACATAGCGAACGGTCTGGCCGTTGACCGTACGGCGCACAATGGCGTACACCACATCGTCAGTCGCTGAGGGAATAGTCGCTACGGACTCAAACGCACCACTGGTGATCTGTCGTGACCACGCGACAACGTTCTGCGCCCGGTCGATAGCCATCGTCACCATTACGCCATCACTGCGAACCAGCCAGGTAAACGCATCAGGTTGCTGCTGATACGCCATATCGATCACACCGCCTTCTGTAATATGTTCTGCCAGCACGGTCATATCGTTGGCCGAGTAGGCTACATAGCTGTCGGGGTCATAGGCGACAGCGTAGAGCTTACGGCCAGAACGCTGGACGAACATAATTTCGGTACCGACACGCACCGGGCGGATCCCGTTGCATCCGTACGGGCTGGGATTTTTTACTGAAATATTGGTAGGCGTAATCGCCGCATCGTTGCCGGCCGTAATGGTGAACTCGCCGCCGTACGTCAGCGCAATTAGCGTATTCATCTGCGCGAGGTGCACAATCGGGTTGAGCTGGTCAGAAGACAGCGTAAAGCTGATCGCGTCGTCGTCGTCGGTTCCCAGCTCGAAAGAGAGATATACGCCCGACTCACTCCACCAGATAGTTTGCGGATACTGCGGCGAACCGGCCAGAACCAGCCGTTGCTGGTAAAGCGTTACCGCGCCCGGGTATCCAAATTCATCCGTCCAGACGGAATCCTCGCGAGTCCAGGCGCCCGGCGACGCCGCCTGCGTTGCGCTTAAATCGGTGCGAATGGTACCGACAGCAACCTGTGCACTGGTCACGCTCTTAATCAGCACCAGACCGCTGTTAATCCTGACATATGAGCCCACATCTTCAGGCACCCAACCATCACCGGTTAGCGTTCCGTCTCCGCTCTCTGGTGGTTCGTCATCGCTCAGGGTCAACGTGATTTCCGAGCCGACGAATTCTTTCACCGATGGCTTACACCATTTCTGCGGCGTGTCGCGCACTTCGTCGAAGGGTTCAACGATAAACGGCGCCGGTTCCAGTACCCAATCGGTTTGCCCGCGTCGCTGCAGGCGGTATGGTTTAACTGCCTGATGCACCAGAAACATGGTATCGGCGCCCTGAACGTAATTTACCGATGTCAGCATGTCAGAGGTGTACGGGCTGGCGATTTCGTACGGCGTGTTGTCGTCGTTCACCAGCTGCTTACCGTCCTGGTAAATTCGCAGATAGCCGTCGCCAAATTCCAGAATGTACGCCTGCGTGCGGTTAAAAACGTACGGAATGAGGCGGGATTTTTTATCGCCGTACTTTGTGGCTGCGACAAACTGCGAGCCGGGGCGACGCATTACTCCGCCCTGCACCACGACCACGCTGTTTTCCAGCGTCTTCGCGCCATTCGCATAGCGATCGATATCAACGCGCCCCATAAGACGCGGGGAGATTTCGCCGGCGGTGAAGTTTGTTTTAATCAGATTGGCGCGCATTTCAGAACCTCGATTCGTACGTTGGATAGCCGCCAAGCTCTTCCGGTGGGTCTTCCTGACCATCTACCGCCTTCGCCTGCTTCAGCAGTACCAGCGATTCCTGGGCGAGACTGTCGCGCAGACTGGTAGAGCCGGTGACGGCATAAGCAAGCTTTGCCTGCATCATCATTTCGGCCACGTCAACGAGCGCTGCATCCCAGGTGGATTCGTCTTCGTTGCGGAACACATAACGCAACTTCAGCACCTGCACGTTCGCCAGTAGCCGGTTACCTTCGACGCGGTACGGGATATCGTCGTAGGGTTCCCCAACGGACAGAACGCGTAGAAGATCACCGGGTAGCGCGAACTGAAAACTGAACCCGAATACCGGCGCTGTACTTACCGGAGAGAGAACCACACGTTTTACAACGCAGTTCCACGGATGCGCGCGCAGTAGCTTATTGCGTACGGTGGGATAAAGGTTTGAGCACAAACGGGCGTGATCGGTGTTTTCGTCGAAACTGTTAATCGGGTGAGCACCGAGCGCCAGCAGTGCGTTAGAGCAGATAGAAATACTGTCAGCCATAGCCTTACCTCAGATGAAAAAAGGCCGGGAGATATCCCCCGGCAAAGGCACCAGCGGCTTTATGCTACGAAATCGATGGCGACTACTTTGTTTTCCGCTGCGCGGCCTGCGCCATAGGACGCATCGACGGAAATCTGAATGGTGTTGTTTTTATCGCGGCGCGGGCCGATATCGACGTTGTACTCTTCGCCGGTACCGAAATGCACAGCGGTTTTACACCAGGCTGCGGCGGTTTTGGTGGTAACTGCCGGGTCGCCCTCAGTAGTTGAATCCAGTTTTTCATAGGCCAGCCACTTAAAGCCCAGCCAGTTACCAGACACTGCGCCTTCCTGCAGCATTTTCACCGCCATAAAATCGGCGCTGGTCAGCGTGGTATCGCTGAGAATTTGGGTCAGCATGTCGGCGTTGTAGGTGATATACAGCTCTTCACCGTTCTGCTCGTCGCACTCGTTACGGCGGAACATCGCTTTTGCAGCGATCAGTTTCGCTTTGGTCATCCCGGTACCGCCAGCGACGATTTTCTGCGACGCAGGCAGCGCAACCGGAGCGTACGCGCCAGTGTTAGAAGTTTTGCGCAGAACGGTATCGAGCAGTGCACGATAGATAACATCGTCTTTTTTGCGGTTGGATGCGGCTAGCGTCAGCTGCAAATACGGCCCTTGTGGGTCAGCCAGCAGTTTGCGCAGGTCGCGCTTTTCCACCGGCACAAATACGCCATAGTCAGCCATCAGCGCATTACGGGTGCCGGCATCAGGCAAATCCCAGACGGTATCACCGAAACGCTCTGTGATCTGGGTCATTTCGATGGTACCCATATCGTTGATGGTGAACGACGCACCGGTGATGTTGCCGCGGTCGTAAACAGCACCTTGCAGGCGGGAATCCTTCTGCTGTGCGGCAATTTCGAAAGAATCATGGAACTGCTGGATAAACGCAGCGGTGATCATGTTCTTAGCGGTATCAAATGACATAACAATCACTCCAGAAAGTATCGCCTGCGGGTTGTCGGTATTCCCGGCCCAAATCAGCACAATGCGGTTGGCGCTGGCGCATTGCGGGAAAATTCAGTTATCCGGCGTCCCCGCCGGGCTGGTTGTGGAGTGATTGTTAGCGAGGTGCGTGGTCGGAATCCCGACCAAATAAAAAAGCCAGCGGGTCAGGCTGGCTTCGATTGGCTTATCGTGACATGTCACGCTACTGTTTGATCGCCGTAACGCTTCTGGTAGTACGCTTTCACCTGCGCAGATACGCGCTCATGGTCGGCATGCTTCGGATTCATGTACGCTTCTGACTTCATCAGGTCGCGGATGGTCTGCTGCTCTGCCGGGTTACTGTCGGCGCCCGCCGGTGCGTCCTCCTGCATTTCCGCACCAATTTTCGCCAGCATGCGGATCACCATCGGGTTATTGCCGATTTCATCGATGCGGCCGCGATCGCCTTCATCGGTCAGGGAATTGAACGCGCGGAAGGCCAGGCCGATATTCTTGTTAAATTCGGCGTCTGTCTTCCAGACTTCGCGCAGCTGCGTGGTGGCGGATTCAGCATCAAGTTCCGCGGCACCGTTAACCAGCGACGGGGCGATTTGCGCATACTCGCTGATGATGAAACTCATCTGGTCGTTGGTGATGCCCTTGCCGTGTGCCGATTTCATAAACGACTGCATGCGCGGGTCAGCTTTGAATTCGTCCCAGTTGAAGCCTTCAGCCTTTACCTCTGGGGCGTAGTCATCAGCAGTTTTTGGCGGCGCGTCGCCGCTGCCCATACGTTTTTCAAGGAGAGAGTAATTCTCCGCCAGTTTGCGGGCTGAGCTTTCAATACTGAGTTTTCCGTCCTCGCCCACAACGCGGAATTTTTCAGGAATCCAGTCATTCGCGCCCTGTTCGCCCGCGCCGGTGCTGAGTAGTGAATTACCAGCAGGATTACCAGCGCCCGGATTTTCAGCACCACCGCCATTGCCACCATCATTGCCCCCTGTGCTGCCTGCTGGCGCTTCGGCGCCCTGCTCGGCGTTCATGAATAAGTGTCTAATCTTCCACATCGTCGTTTACTCCATCTGCACGGTTGATTTGCATCAGAATGAAATCGAGCACGGCACGTTGTCCGGCCCGGTAACAGGTTTCACGATCGCCCTCGGTACCGCCGGGGACGTACGCCGCGCGCCCGTATCGGCGCGTTAACTCATCCAGCACCTGCGGCCCGCCAGGCATTTCCTCGAAAATGCGCTTGTAGTCCGCCGGTGATGCTTGTTTTGTAATCATTAGCCCCCCGCTACTCGTTGTCCCAGCGCTGCGCCCACCTGCTGCCCTGCTGTGGTTGCCGCCTCGCTACCTGCCTGCATCATGAGTGCCTGCCCTGCTTGTTGCTGCTGCGCCCGCTGTCGCTGCTGGCGAAGTTGCTCGACGGCATTAGACGAGCGAATGACTTTCGCCGGTACGCCCAGTGCATCCGCTATCACGCGTGTTGCTTCGTCGGTGTCTACGAGGTCGGTCACATCGGGTGATACCTGCGCCAGATTCGCCACGTTCGTGCCAAGGCGTTCAATGGCGGTGACGTTCTCCAGCTGCTGCGCGCGGGCAAGCGGCGAGATATAACGCACGTTGAAATTGGCGTTTTGCAGACTTTCCGGCGCTGGCGGGAATACACCGGCACGGAATGCCAGACCGAAACAGCGCTCTACCAGCGGTTGCAGGTATTCAGCCTGGAAGCGGCCATAGACCGGGCCGAGCAGCTGGCGAATCAGCGCGACTCGAACATGCACTTCGGTGGCAGTCATCGCCGGGCCGTCCTGCGGTTGCAGTTGGTCGGCCATCATGATTTTGCGGATAGATGCCTGCAGGCGTTCTTCTGCGGTAAAGGCCACATTGAAATCGGCGCCGGTGAGCAACGGTTTCATGCTGTCTACGCTGTTCGCCACGATGATACGGCGCGGGCCAACTTTGACCGTGCGCGGGTTGAGTACGCCGTCATCTTCGGCAATCCACATCCCGGCAATCGCCAGATCCTGCGCGGCCTTCTCCATGCGCTTAGTTTCGTTCAGCTCTTTGCAGTCTGGCAGCGCGTCGTATACCGGGCCGATACCGTACGGCGTGCCGGGGATTTTCATCCAGCGCGGTACGCAGCAGGGGAATTCGTGATAGCCAGATTCGCGCACGATACGCTTGCCGCTCACTTCCACGTTGAACGATGCAAAGCGCAGGTTTTTAGCCAGGCGCGCATTCACCACGTAGTTTTCACGCGGGAAAATGCAGTGCAGGAAGTCGAATTTGTCATCCGGTTTTTTGGCGGCCGCATCGCGAATTTTTTTGCTGACCTTATCCGCGCCAAATTCTTTAATCGCCTGCTCTGCGGTGAGCTGGTATCGGCGATAAATCGTATCCACGATGCCGTCGCGGCGGGTGGATGTGACGTAGCACTGCGCCAGCGGCCACTGCTGGAACGAGAATCCGCCCTCTTCTCGGTCTTCGTCGATGTACAGCGCGAACCAGCCGGCGCACACCACATCGAGATTAGCCTCATAGCCTTCGGCGTCGAAGTTAGCGGCGTGGATGTTTTCCCATACCAGCGTTGCGCAGGTGGACAACCACGCAGCGGCATCATCAGGCAACGATTCGCTGTCGAGGTTCAGCCACTGTGCGTTAGCAGGGGTCATGCCGGACATGAGAGCAGACGCCAGCATGCGGGCGCTGTCGGTGGCCGTGCCGTCAAGCAGCCGTGCCACCTTCGATTTTGCGCTCTGTGCGTCCAGCACCTCATCGGATAGCCCCGCGCCGCGCAGCGGATAGGTGTAGTCGTAGCATTCCCGCCAGACGCTTTCGTGCACCTGTCGGTTGGCTTTAAGCGTATCGGCACGCTTAACCAGCTTTACGGCGAGATCATCCATCGATTATGCCCCTAAGGTGTTTTTTGCAGCCTGCGCGCCAGTGGAAAGCAGGGATGAACCTGTATCCGTTGCGCCTTCGGCACCACTTGCCAGCAGCGAGGAACCTTTCTTGCGCTTCTTACGCGCTGCGGCGTCGGCGTTCGCGGCCTTCGCTGCCGCGTCGGCTGTTGCATCTGCCTCAGCCTGCGGATCCTGCTGTACTACTTTTGGACCACCGCCCCCACACATAACAAGTCTCCTTAGCCCGGCACATGCCAGCCTTTTTCGGTTAATACAGGTGCACCGCGTACCGGCTGCGGCTTACCCTCTTCGTTCGTCACCATTGCACCAGCGCTGCCGGTAGTGGCATCAGTGGCTTTGCGTACGAGGGTGAGGAATTCGAGGTTATCGGTAAGGCGCTGGCCATTGATGGAAATAAAATCCAGTTCATCAAAGCGAGCGATGATTGTTGCCCCCTGAGAATTGAGAGCGGCAAGGATCACGTTACGTTCTGCAAGAGCGGTACCATCAAGCAGCTGCGCTACACGCTGTTGAATTTCTGGCGCTGAGGCTTTTCCCTCCACGGCAACCGGAACCGGCGCGGTTTCGGAATTCAGCAACTGCAATTCCTCCACTAGCGTATTTTCATCCGTCACGGTTTTTTCCTGCCCCGGCGTCTCGATGTTTTTTTTCGGTCGAGCCATATTTTTCACTCCTGAATTAGTGAGCCGTCATTGTGTGTTGCCCTTCTGGTCAGTTTCCCGACCAAAAACAGGGCGGCGGAACGTCCACCACTGCCGATAAAGCACAGTGGGGAGTTTTTTACGGTCTGAGCTGGTAGCCAGACACCAGAGAGCGATCAGCGCCTCACCGTGACCGTGGCGAGGTTCTGAACCGGATTTCCAACCGAGAACGGCAGATTTCGAAACGCCAAGTTCATCGGCGATTTGCTGAGTGGTGAGGTTTTTTCTGGTCAGGTCGGTAATGACGCGGAACCAGTCTGTTCGGAAGGTGGCAACCAGCGGCATAAATCAGCCCCCTAAACGCGCGCGTGCGCGAGCATAGAGAGGGGCAAAATCGCCACCCGCCAGAATGGAAAAAGGAGCCAGACAGAATTTCATGCTTTCCCGTCGTGTTGGCCAACCACACTTTCTAGATTTATCTGCTGCTCTTAGAGATGGAATTAAATTCTGCATAAACGTAATTCCCCCACCTCAGCAGTTACCTGATTGAGTAATTCAGATTCGGTACCGTAGTTTTCTTCCCACTTTTTTTGCCCTGCATGGATAGCTACGCCGTGCCCGCCGGTTCTATGGTGTGGCGGGCAAAGCGGGAGTGTTTTTTTATGGTCGGCGCGCTGGGCTATGCCCTGCCCTTTGCGGATGTGGTGAACTTCTGCAGGTGTGGCGCCGTAGCCAAGATTTCTGCATACGACGCAACCCAGTGATGCAACGTCTTCCAGCCAGCGTTTATCGTCTTTGGTCATGGCGATATTTCTCACGCGGCATAGCTGAATAATTGCGAAGCGGCGTTTTCTGCTGCCTGCTGTGTTGGGAAGGTGCGGAATAAAATAAAATTCCAGAGGACGTCTAATACGGATTTATACAGCTGGGAAAATTCTACATCGTCCATTTTTGCGAACGATATGGATTTTGGTTCTTTGCGGGTAGTGCCATCAGGCATCTGGTATTCGGTATAAAAACCGGCTTCGATAGTTACCCAGGAACGGAATGCTTCAAATGATTTTACCGCGCTGATATTCCCGGCGCGTTTTTCTGCTTCATCGCGGAGATACTGATCCGCCAGTTCCTGCAGGGTGTCTGCATGCCCGGCATAGTGGGCCACCAGCTGCACATAACCGTGTACCAGTTTTTTATCGGCTGGCGATATTGCACCGCCGGACGGTTGCCAGTAATCAAAGCCCAGATTCAGGAGGGCAAAAAATTTACGATGGAATGCCGGGTTTCTTGCCTGCTTAAAATCCGCATACAAAATACCGCCCATACGGACTTTTTTTTCTAAAAATTCGCGCGCGTCAGGCGTCGCCGGAATTAATACATTGCCAGGAGCTTTTACAAAAGAATACTGCGCCATTGGGTTCCCCTTTAGCGCAGCAATTGCTCAGAAATACAGTGTGTTGGGTGTTCAAGCCAACGTGTTAATTATAGCACAGTCCCGTCTGGTTTTATAATGGTGTAACCAGACAATTTAGCTAATTCAAACAACGCGTTAAGTGTTGCGACATGCTCGTCGGGCTTTACGTCGCGGAGCTTTCTTGCCTTACCACTTTTGCACCTTATCAGGACGTCGCCATCATCGGGGAGAAGGACTCCAGCATCGTTCTTATCAACCACAACTCCTAAACCCCCCAATAACTATACTGTATAAATTCACAGTATATATACTCCCATCCGTTATTAATCGCAAACCTTTAAAGGCACAAAACGTTAAAATTTTTAGTTAACTGATTGTTTATCTATCTGTATTAAAAAGAAAACCGCCATTTCTGGCGGTCTCCACGCGTCTGGTATGGTTGAACGTCACACAGTCAACTTCGTTCCTTGTCACACATAAATAAACTCATATCCCCTCTGATGGATTAGTGATTTTAAGGTACTTTGCCAATTCATACAGCTAACCCGTGCGGCGCAATTCCTGCGATTTTGTACAGAATCCTAATTAAATAATCACATCAACATAAAATATCCTGTGCACAGTACAAAAGATAACAATAAAAAATAACACATGAAGGGGAGTTCCCATCATGTGTTTAAATTTACAAGAATTAATGAATGTTAAAATATAATTAAAGGCGCTGCGTTATTTTTTTATTCTACTTATCTCTTCACTTAACGATTTAATTTTTCCTTCCAACTCAAAATCAGAACTAGTCATTTCAGAAACCATAGCTTTAGCTTCATCTGAAATATTAGCATTCTCAGCCTGCTTTAATAAAACAGTCGCATTATCCTTGAGATATTTCACTTTATATTTCTTATTAAAAAACATCATAAAATGATGACACAAACAAATTCGCAACTCATCAATCCAACGGGAAAAATATCCAGTTAATATAACTGTAATTATTAATAATTGATAATATACCTGTTCCGAAAGAACCCCTATTAATTGGGATTTATATTTAAAAGAGAAAACAAAAAAAACTAATGCACTTAAAATTAGTTGAATGATTATACGCGGAGCATCATTTACTTTCATCGCCCTGCCCCTCACTTAATCTAGAAGCCTCAGCTTTAATATCATAAAAACAGCTATAATTCTCCAGCATCATCCCAAGAATTACCACCTTCAAATTAGATATAAATAATTTCCTGGAAAAATCATCGTCATATTTCAATGTATTCATTTTGTCTGAGAATATATTTCTACATATGAACGCCCCGCTCTCATCAGAGAAGTGCACATAAGTAGTTTTAGCTGGTGACAAAGATGTCATATTAACTAACTCAGCGAGTTTTTCACCAGCAACCTTACTGTCAATAGATTCTGGAGATTTAAAAGAGTTCATGACGACTATTTTATTTGACGAGACTCTATCACCCTCATATGTATTAACGATAGTATGAACGCCTTGATATTTAAAAGTAACACCTTTTTTATTAACATCAATATCAGAAACATCATCAAAAGTTGAAATTGCTTCTTCTAACTCATCTATTTTTATCATAACAAAACCTAGTATTAATAAGCCCTTAAACAATAGTGTTTAAACTAATGCCACATGAAACAACTGCGTATATTTTTAACATATCGCCAGCCCAAAAGTCTATAGATACCAGAGATAGCAAAATGAACATGATTAAAGACGAATACAGTTCTGCTGTTTGGTTTTTGCACAACCTGTAAACACTTAAGTTTAACTTTAATTACTTACTTCATTAGCCAAAAATTTAATCGTTCTCTAAAAAACTCACGGTAGCTTTCCGGCGTCGCTGCAATCTGCTCTACGATGGCCTGTCGAGTGACTTTCTTCTCAAACAGCTGTCGTATGAGTGCTGAGGCGCGCATGTCGTAATGCTCTTTGAGCTGGTACTCCTGCGGCCATTTGGCGCGATTGAGCGGTAAGCCGGGCGGCAGGTAATCTGATTGCCCGGCCATGCCTTACACCCTCTTGTTTTTCGCTGACTCGACGTAATAACGGGGATCCACGCTATTAAGCGTGAAATGAACTACTGGCGTATCGTCATGGCGAGTGATGCCGACATAGTTCGAATTGAACATGCTGAATACACGATCCTGAATTTCTTTAATCGTTACCTGGCATTCTGGATAGTGTTTCTGTAGCTGGGCGAGAATGGTCTGATAAGAAAGAGTTTTACCTTTCATCACGGCAACCAGCTGCTGCGCGGTAACTTTCCCGGCGCCCGGTTGATCGTCGCTGGCAAGCAGTGGACGAACGCTGTCGAGTACCAGGCGATGACGGCCAGCACCGCCGACACGCTGACCGGTCTTTTTGTCGAAATGCTCATTAGCGCCGGCAGACCAGACGGTGACACCTTCGCTCAGGCGCACGGTTTTTTCGCCTTTGGAATAAATCACGGTACCGAGATGGGTTTTACGGCGACGGCCTGAAACTGCTGGCAGCGGCGCTTCGCGTTTAATTGGCTTTTGCGGAGTAATCCCCGGCACTGGTTCTGGTCGCGGTGCGGCAACAAATACAGAACGACTACGCGCGCGGGCGCCGGCGTTCATGCGCCATAAAATAACGGGTAACCAGTTGCAGCCATCATCCGGATTAACTGGTTTTGGGTAATTTAAATTCGTGGTCATTGGTCTTTCCTCGGTTATATCGCGCTGGTCAGGCGCGGTTAAAATGCATCGGTGTTATATTTCTCTGCGTATTTACGCGGTTGTTTTCGTGGTTTTGCTGCCTCCAGTTGAATACGGGTTTTCTCTTTGCCGACATGCTGATCGACGTGAAGGAAATGGCCGTTTTTAAACTCCTGGTAGATAACCGCGCCGGCGGCACTGAATCGGCTTTTCCCCAGGATAATTTCGGCGATGCCTGCTGCCGGGCTTTCCGGGTTGTAGACTTCATCGCGGTACAGAAACATGATGCTGTCGGCATCCTGCTCAATAGAACCGGAATCACGGAGGTCTGACATAACCGGGCGGCGCTGGCCTGCCGGGCGGGAGTCCACCGCGCGCGAAAGCTGGCTGAGTGCAAACGTCGGCGTATGCAGGCGCATTGCCATAGTTTTAAGGTTTCGGGAAATGTGGGCGATCGCCAGGTCGTTACGCTCTGCCTTCGGTTTTTTAATCAGGCCGAGGTAATCAACAACGATCATCGCGAGATGCGGATAACGGCGCTTATGCGTCTCGGCAACGGCGCGGATTTGCTCAATCGTCAGATCGGTAGCGTCAACAATCCAGATATCGCGTCCGTTCATGGTCTCCATGGCCGCTGTAAAGCGCGCCCAGTCCTCGTCCTGCATATCCAGGGGATTACGCAGGCGTGACACCGACATGTTGCCAGAGCCTGCCAGAGAGCGTTCTACGATTTGCGCAGCGGCCATTTCCATACTGAATATCAGCGCCCCGCCGCCGGCAGCGGTAACACCATCGACAATCTTCAACGCGAATTCGGTTTTACCCATGCCCGGGCGGCCAGCGACAACAATCAAATCCTGCAGGTTAATGCCACCGGTGGCATCATCCAGTTCGTCGATGCCAGTCTTTAGGTTTCGGGTACCGGCTTCGCCGTCCATGCGTTTCTGTACCGTCTCCATGTAGGTTGGCAGCAAATCGCTGATGTGAACCGGCTGCACGTCGCCAGTATCGCCGGTCATGTCCAGCAGCTGCGCCACCGCACTTTCGACAACCTGATCGCACTGCTCCTGGTTATTGGCCTGTCGGATGCCGTCGGCACCCTGCTGTAGTAGCTCTGCCATGCGGCGGCTGCGCCATGCCTTAACCATTTTCCCGGCGTACCCTTTCAGGTTCGGTACCGTGGCCGGCATGCGCGTAATTTCTGATAAATCTGCTAGGCTGCTACCGCCCAGCGCTTCGCTGATAAACAGCATGTCGATAAGGCCGTTCGCCAGCGCCTGTTTTTTAATTTCGGAGAATGCGCGACGGTGGAACCCGATACTGAACGATTCTTCCGGCGTGGCGGCGATTACGTCGAATGCATCCGGGCTGGCACCGCCGTTCAGCAGGCCGGCCAGCACGCACGCTTCCAGTTCCTGCGGAGTCATAGCGAACCTTCCCGGGTTTTACGTAACGTTTCAGGTTTCATCAGGTAATCAAAGCTGGCGCGCCATCCGCCGTTAGCACCGAAATAAAAATCTGACGCATCAGCGCGGAATTTTTCGAAATACCCCAAAAATGCGCCCGTGGTTTTGTTTTTCATGTGTGCGGCAAGCTGGGCGATCATCCGGCGGCGGTCGGTATCCAGTTCAGCAGCAGGCAGAACGTCAGCAAAAATTTCGTTGTAGCCGTTCATAACGGCTTCCGGATCAATGTCGGTTTCGGTCATCTCCCATGCTGCAGCGTCAGCGAGATAACCATCAAAACGGTTTACCCGGCAGATGTTCGCTGGCTTCGGCAGGCTATCGCCACGGCGGCGCCATGTGGCCAGAACCCAGCGGATAACTAACTGCAATTCATCCAGGGTGTACCCTGCCCGGGTGGTGGTCGGCGTCAGCATCATCACAAACGGTTTCAGGTCACGGCAGCGGGTACCGGTTTGCTCGTTGTAAAATTCCAGCGCTTTTTGTGCATCAGAAAGAATTATCTCAACGCCTTCCCCCTCTAAGGGGTTAGGGGTATATATATTCTCTGTAGTATTCTCTGTAAGAAAGTTTGCTGGTTTTCCACTTACTTGCTTGCTGGTTTTCCGCATTCCAGTATGTGGTTTTTCCGCATCCTTGTTTGCGGCTACAAGCGCTTGAAATAAAACATCATTATCTATCTTGTAGAAAAGACGAGCAGGTACACCTTTCTTTTTTTCCAGCAGTACACCAATTGAGCGAAGTTTCTTACGCGCCCCCTCCTGCTCGTAACGGGAAAGCCCTGTTTCTTCCTCCCATTCTTCCTGGGTTTTATATACCCATCCGTCAGCGTCGGATCGGTTAGTCCAGTAAGTCATTTGAGACAGGAACAGTGCAGCCGTCACACCAATATTCAGACGAATGAAACTACGCTGGAAGGCGATCGGCCTGTCGAGTAATGGCAAAATATTCATCGTCAGATCCCCAGCGAGTCAGCCAACTGGCGGCAGGCGATTTCATATTCTTTCTGGGTGAGGCCCGCTTCCTGCAGATCTGCCTTGCGTAGTTCGTAGCGTTCCCAGATTGTCAGCGCAGCTGTGCGACGTTCTTCAAAAATCGATTCGATATCTTCCATCGGGACTTGTACCCCGTTCCGGCGAAACCCGTTCCGCCAGGTGATGCGGTCTTGTGTTCTCATTGGTCTTTCCTCGGTACAGGTTAAACGCTGGTCAGGCGCTGTGTTTCTCGCATCGCTTGCAATGCTTTCGCGACTTGCTGCGGGCCGTCTCTGGCCTCGAGCAATAACGCGATAATGGCCGCCGCAAATTCGCGTATGGCGACGCAGATCAAATACTGGGTTGACATGTCCAGGCGCGCGTAGCGTTCTGCCGGCAGTGCCGCTTCCATCGCTTTAGCCAGCGTCTGGGTTTTAGTTCTGGCTGCTTTCGTCTCACCACGCAGCCAGCGAAAAATCTGTTGGCGGTTGTTGTTGATGGCCCGCCAGTCTGCATTTCCGTCTGCATCTTCAATCTGGTGCAGCTTCAGCACGCCAGTGTTACCACCGAGACGAAACCACATACGGCTTATCTCGATAGCAACCACCTCCTGCCCGCTTTCAGCTGCCCAGCTAAATATCTCTCGTTTCAGTTCCTCGAGGTTCTCCACTTCGCGTTTCCTGTCGCTGAAAATTGATTAAGCGTAATCAGATTTAGATCACGCGGATTGTTAAGCTGATTTGGCCTGCTGATATGCAGTCGGGTCGTATACCAAATCTCCGTTGGTGATTAGGGACAAGCGGGCGGCTTTTCCTTCAGGCACTAAGCGCCCCCACGCGTACACCGTTGGGGCTTTAACTCCAGCAGCCTCTGCTAGTTTTCGCTTACTGCCGAAGTATTTAATTGCATCGGTTGTTAACATGACACCTCCAGTTGTTAGTTTTTTCTAACAAATTAGGTGTTCGAGATAACGAAGTCAAGGAAATTTAGAATTATCTAACTATGACAATGCCAGGTGAGCGCATCAGAGCGCGAAGAAAAGATCTCAAGCTAACTCAGCGCGCTTTGGCGAAGCTGGTTAAAGTCGCGCACGTCACTATTTCTCAATGGGAAACTGGTGATAGTGAGCCGGGTGGAAAAAATCTCTTCTCCTTGAGTAATGCGCTTCAATGCAGCCCAACATGGATACTCTACGGTGATGAAACAGCAACACCTGGCGCTCCAGTAGACTCACCAAAACCCCTCGATGAACGAGAAGCAGAGCTGTTAAAGCTTTTTTCAGCGCTCCCTGAGTCTGAAAAAGAACGCCATTTAAACGAACTTCGTGAAAAAGTAGACGGTTTCAATCGTTTATTTGAAGAACTGCTCCAAGCTCGCAAACAAAAATAATATCTTATTATTCAATTGGATGTGTTTTATTACGCCCACTTTGTTCGTTTTTTCTAATTTTTCCATTGACCTATAAGTTAGATTTATCTAAATTACATCACATCAACGACGCACTAACCACGCGGCAGTTGTTCAGAAACAGTTCTGACAGTCCGGAAAGACGGGCAAGAATTCTTCGGGTCGCCGACAGTACGATGACATGCGGGAAAGACCGCAACGAATGCTAATTGCTGTGTGTAGTCTTGGCCCCGGCGCCCGGGGCATTTTTTTCACACGGTAACGAGGAAAGACCAACGGGACTGACCACCCTGACAGCCGGGAAAGACCGGCAACCTTCAGGCGTAAAAAAGCCCACCGGAGTGGGCTGATTTACCCCAGCGGAGACCAATCCGCCAGGAGTGCTACAGGGGACCAACCCTGTAGCGAGGAAAGACCAACGACAGAGTCGCCGATCGGCTCTGAGTATACATCACCAAGGAGTCGCTATGGAAGCGCTTACCATCCCCGTAACTATCTACGTTATGGCAACAACCAATCCATATCTACCAACGTCTTATCACTCATTCACCTGTGACATGTCACAGAAATATCCTGATTCGTACGTGCTTGTTACTACCAAAACGGTAGAGGTTGCCATTCCTGCTTTAGAGCCTATCGATATTATCGGGATGCAGGTTAATGCCCTTCGCGCGACGAAAGAGCAAATATCTGCTGATGCCAACAAACAGTTAAGCGTTATTGAAGACCAGATCCAGCAGTTGCTGTGCATCGACCACTCTCCGATTGAAGAAAGCGACGTACCGTTTTAATTAACTGGCGCGTGACCTGCGCCTGCAACCAAGAGGAAAGACCAATGACCATCTACAACGGCTTATTCGAGCCAAAAAAATCGGCTATCAAAGACTGCGGTGCCGTGCAGCTGGCGATCGCCGTCGAAGCACCAAACAAGAAAGTCGCCGAAAGCATTATCACCGGCAAACTCTGGGAATCTTACCCGGCGAATGGTGACAACTATTTCAAACCGAAACTGTGGGAACACGAAGAAGGCCAGCCGCTGCCGACCGTTGGCCAGTTCGACGAGCTATTCGCCCAGCAACATACTTTCGACGGTGAAAAATGGGTTTCCATTGCCGCGAACGGTACCGCCGGTGGGGAATCAAATTTACCCGCTGGTGATGATGTTATCGATCTGATGACTGTTTCTCCTGGCGAACGCTTTGCTGCCGTCCTGCTGTTTAGTACCGCGGCAATTGATGGCCATCTTTATTCTCAGGTTGTGGATTATCTCGATAACCTGAATAACCGTGATACAGAACTGGAAGAAGAAGATCGTTTTAATCTTAACGTGCTGTGTGCTCTGCATAATAACGAACCAGTTAAGCACATGCATGTTGAAGGTCTGAATAATCTTATTCAGGGGATTTTCTCACATTTTGAAAACCAGACTCCGGGCAAAGCGGCTATTTCTCAATTTGTAAAACGCTGGCTTGAGAATCCCGGTAAACGTGAAGAAATGGTACCAGGCCAAAATTCCTCACTCAGCGCCGCCAGCACTGATACCAACGTTAAAATCGCGCCAAAACGTGGTTATAAACATACCTATGCAACACTGGATCAGGAGATCGCTGTCGCCCTACTCCCTATTTCTCCCGACGCGCCAGTATTATCAGGCAACCTTCGCGATGCTGAGAAAATCATTGCAGACGAGCGCGAAGATTTTAAACGTTGGTCAATGGCGCTTCGCACCACGGAGCACATTCTCAAATATGACCGAGACAGTATTTTTGGCGTAGTGCAGAACGTACCTGCAAAAGATACCTACCATTTCCCTGACAGCCTACGCCGCCACATTGATTCATGGCTGGATGCAAACGGCCGCTTTGAAGAAACCGAGACAGGATCCGTTAAACAACCAGAGGCAACGCAAAATACCGCCTCAAACGTGGTCGAAAAAGCGGAAGCACCACAGCCGGTGGTAACCGATACCCAGGCCAAACAGGCGCGTGAGACGCTCAACTATATGGGTTATGGCGTATATGCATCTGGTGATGCAGAGCAGCCAGTAGAGAAGTTAAGCGCTAAAGCGGAAACAATAGCTGATAACGCCGAGGTGCTGGCAAAGCAAATTATTCACGCTGAAAGACTGCCTGACGCTGAAGAAGTAATGAAGTCTGCCGGCGCGCAGAGTATCGGACAGGACAATTTAGAACTGTGGAAACGTGTATTCAAAACTGATGAACGGTTTACTAAAGCCTTTACGCAGAACGGCGGCGGTACCTCGATCAACGGTACCTATTTAACCATGCTTGCCACTCGCGAGTTTGGGCCAAAGGGAATCGGCTGGGGTGTGGACATCCTCGAGGAACGTTTCGATATCGGCGCCCCCATTACACGCCAGGTGAAAGGGAAAGATAACAATGCGTCATGGGAGTTAGTGCTCGACGGGAATGGAAATACTGTCAACGAGCAGCATCACGTCGTTACCGTGCGACTATGGTACATCCTGAATGGTGCACGCGGCGAGGAAACGGCCTACGGTTGCACGCCATACATTTACGGCAGCAAGTACGGGATCACCTGCGATGGTGAGGCAACTAAAAAATCGCTGACTGATGCAACCAAAAAGGCTTTATCTGGCCTCGGCTTCAGTGGCGATATCTTTATGGGCCTTTACGACAATCTGGAATACCGCCAGAAAAACAAGGCAGAGTTTGATCTGAAGAATGCCAGCGAAACCGCAGAAGACGCAGCACGTCTTCGCCAGGAATTCGACGACAAACTCAGCCGTGTTGCTAACACTCTGGCACATGGTGTGACAGTGAACGAAATAAACGGCGTGTTCTCCCCTATAGCGCGTGAAATCGATGTTCACATTAAGGCCGCACAGGCCAACGGTGACGCGCAACATGAACGCTATCTGTCTGGCCGCCTGCGCCGACTCATTACGATTAAAGACGGCCGCATTAAAGAACTGAATAAAGCCGAGGAGAAAGCATAATGACTTCCACAACTGCAATTGCTATCGCCGCTGATATGTCTAAACTCCAGGCGCTTCTGGAAAACGAAGACGGTTCTGGTCTGTCAGCTGAAATGATCGCCGATACAATGGAGGGGCTCGAGCTGCAGCTCGGCGACAAACTGGACGCGGTATTCGTCCACGTTCGCAACCTTGAAGGTCTGGCGAAAACCTGCGACGAAGAAGCCAAACGCCTGGCTGCCCGTAAAAAGTCTTTCGAAGGTAAGATCACCAACCTGAAGAAATATGTTCTCCAGTGCCTTCTGGCCGCCGGACAGGATACCGTCAAAACGGCAAAAAACACCTTCACCGCCCGTAAAGGTGCAATCAACGTGGTGATCGATAACGTTGATTTACTCCCGGATGAATTGGTGACTGTTCAGACAGTAGTTGCGCCTGACAAAAAGGCAATCAAAGAGGCTATCGAGTCAGCAGAAGCGGCCGCAGCTCAGATTACCGCAGATGGTGGGGAAATCCCGGAAGAGCTCTTAAACCCGGTTCCGGGCGCCCATATTGAAATCGGCGAACGTTCACTGCAGGTACGCTGATATGCTGAGACTATCCCTGAAGAAAGGTGATGCGGTTCATGTCGTTTTACCAGATGGAACCAATGCAATTATCGAAGCACGGGCCCGTTGCGAACTCGGCATGCACTTCCCTCGCAATATCAAGATAACGCGTGAAGATGGCGCATTCCGACCGAAACAAAACCTGATTACGCGTAATCAGAAATAACCCATCACTACCGATAGCATTGTGGTCTACCAATAAACCGGAGATCACAATGCTACGTTGGCAACCAGGTGTAGTTTTACTTTCAGAATTCGATATCAAAATTGGCAGGCTATCAGCCAGCGTTAGAAAAAGGACTCTGACCCAGTCCGATATCCAGCGCGCTTGCGATGCAGCAGACAACGCTATAGCCGGCATGCTGAGGAAAGACCATGAGACACGATCACGACATCATCACCAGAGAGGAAATGATCGAGCTGACGGGGACGCCGCTTAAATCAAAGCAATGTGAGGCGCTGCGCCGGGCCGGTATCTTCTTTATGGAAAGAGCAGATGGCCACCCTAAAACCACATGGGGCCACTTCCTGAACCCGATCAAGTACCGCGGCCAGAAGGAAGAGACAATGCACGAAAATGACGAACCTGATTTTGGAGCTATATTCGATGGCCGGAAAGCGAAAGAATCCTGCCGATAGCTGGATGCCCCCGCGAGTATACCGGGGCAAGGCTGCATTTGAATTCCGTACGAAAGACAACAAAGGGATCCGTCTGTGTGGGTTAAATGAACCACAATCCGCTGTATGGCTGGCATATGAAAAAGCTGTAGGTGAAGTGACAGAAAGAAAAACGTTCCAGGCGCTCACAGAGCAGTTTATGGCGTCTCCAGACTGGCAGGATTTAGCAGCAGAAACCAGAAAAGACTATTCGAAATACGCAGGAAAAGTATTGCCAGTATTCGGGAAAGTTAACCCTGATAAAATTAAACCAGAACACATCCGGCGATATATGGATCAACGTGGTATTGCCAGTAAAACGCAGGCCAACCGGGAAAAGAGTTTTCTCTCGCGGGTATTCCGCTGGGGTTACGAGCGGGGTTACGTCCAGCACAATCCCTGCCAGGGCGTTAAGAAGTTCAAAGAGACAGCCCGAGAGCGTTACATCACCGACGAAGAATACAAAGCGGTTTACGATGTTGCTCCGGACGTAGTGCGCGCCACCATGGAAATAGCTTATTTGTGTCTGGCCAGACAAAGCGATGTGCTGGCTTTAACTGAAGACCAGATACGGGAAACCGGGATATTTATCCGCCAGGGGAAAACAGGCGTGAAGCAAATCAAGGCATGGTCGCCACGCCTCCGCGCTGCCGTCGCCCTCGCCCGTTCCCTGCCGTTAAAGCCGGGAATCCGTAGCCTGTTCGTCATTCACCAGACCAGCGGCAGTAAATACACTCGCGACGGTTTTAATTCACGCTGGCGCGAAGCCAAAATTGCAGCACAGGAGAAGTACCCACATCTGCAGATAGATTTCACATTTCACGATCTGAAGGCTAAAGGTGTCTCTGATCTGGAAGGAAGTCTCGAAGAGAAGCAGGCGATTTCTGGTCATAAGAATTCGAGACAAACGGCAATTTATGACAGGAAAACTAAAATTGTGCCGGTTGTTGGTGGTCAGAAAAAATGA